GCAGCTGCGCCCGTGCCCGCAGCGGCGGCACCGCCAGTCGCGCCGCCGCCTCGCCGCGCGCGTTGTCCACCACCACGCTCACGCTCGGCACCTCGCCGTTGATCGCCGCCCGCTGCGGCCCCGCATCCAGCACCGCAAACACCACCGGCGGCACTGTCTCCACGCGCAGCGTCATCATGCCAACACCGCCCGGAAGGGCAACTCGACCGACACCATCGGCTCGATCACGCCCTCCGCCTGCCAGTGGCTGTGCTCCGTCAGCACGATCTCATCCGCATCCAGCACCGCGATCGCCGCGCGCGCCGGCACCCGCACATCCGGCACCAAGCACACCGGCTCCATGCCCTGCTCCGCGGCGTGATCCACGATCGCCAACAGCGCGTCGACGTTGGCCCCGATCAGCGCACCGCCCTGCTCGATCTCCCAGCGCCAGGCCCCGCCCGTGCCGCGGCCGCGGTACAGCGCCGCCGGGTTGAGCCCCTGGCCGCGCGCCAGGCCGTACTGCCTGCGCATCGTCAGATCCGACGCCCCGACGCTCGGCTGCCAGCCCACGCCGGCCCACAGCCAGCCGATCGCCGCCCCCGCGCCCGCCCCGGTCACCGCCACGCGCAGATAGCGCGCCTGCGTCCCGTCCGGCAGCACCGCGAGCACCGCCGACGCATGCCACGCCGGCGTCGCCGTCCACTCGCCCACCGCCGCCACGCCACCCGAGATCGTCACCGCGCAGCCCGCAGGCAACGTGTGCAGCCCCAGCAGCACCGCCTCCACGTCCTGCACCGCCAGCAGATCCACGTCGATCGTCACCGCAGCGCCGGCCCAGGCGAAGCCCTCGCCGATGCGCGGCTGGCGCATCCTGCTCGTCCCGTAAGTCGCCACCGCCTGATAGCTCGCCGAGTCGCCGGCCACAAAGCTCGGCGCCGCGCCCGATACCGCCGCCAGGCTCAGCCCATCGCCCAGCGCGTGCGGCGCCCCGAACAGGTCACCCACCGTCCAGGCCCCGCCGTCACGCCGCCAGCGCAGCATGCCGCCCTCGATCGACACGTCGATCGCGTCGCCGACCTCGAACGGGATGCCACCCGGCGCGAGCGAGGCCGTCACCGGCCCGGCGACGTACGGCTCCGGCGCCGACGGATCGAACAACCAGTCGGGCAGGGCGCCCGACACTGTTCCGCGCACTGTCCACGTTTGCGTCGGGTCGCCATTGGCGCCGCCCACAAACGGCGCGCTGCTCGCTGCCACCACGGGGATCACGATCTTGTCGCCCTCCTTGTAGCCGGCCAGCCCGGTCCCGCGGATCGTGACGGTGAACTTGTCGCCCTCCTTCAGCCGGTGCTCACACTGCGTAACGAGCGCGAAGCCGAACTCCCGGCTTGCCGCCGGCTGGCCGTCACAGCCCAGCACGGCGGCGACATAGGGCTGATTGGTAAATGCGGGGAGATACTCGCCGGACTCGTCCACCCACCAGTGCGACGCCTCCGGATAGTCGCGCCAGCAGCCGTCCCCGCTCACACAGCTGCTGGCGTCAGATTTTGGGACGATGCCCGCCATCGCACGCACGTGGTCCATCATCGAGCCGATCATCTGCGTCCAGCCCTCATCACCCGAATGGGCATACACCCCAGTGCGACCCGACACCCGCTCCCACACCACGGTACCGTCCGTCACGTCCCCCTGCGCGGCATCCCATGCCGGCTCGGTAGCCCCCGTGGTGCCTGGCGTCTTCACGGCGTAAAAATGCCCATCTCCGGGATCAATCTTGTCCCCGAGCGCCACTGCCTTCGACGCTACCCAGTAATAGGGGAGCGCCTCGTATGAGACACCCGCAGTCGTGCTATCGACCCACGGCCCGGATCCCGTCCAGTTCGGCTGCGTGGTGCCCAATACCTTCGCCGGCGCACTGGAGTCATAGACGACCGGCACGCCGAGGATGCGATACAGGCGACCAGTGGGGCTCGACGAGCGCACGATCCGGTCCGAGTACATGCCGGCGCCCAAATAGACCCCACCGATCGTATAGATCGCAAGCCCGGCGACGTATTTCGGTGCAGTCGTCGGCGTCCCCGTGATGAGTGCGTAGGGGTCCAGTTCCGCCTGCAGCGCAGCCCAATATGCATCCCACTGCGCCAGCGCCGTCGTCTCGGCATAAATCTCGGCCAGACAGCCGGCCAGCGCCTTCACCGTCTCATCCGCGATACGGATGTCTGTGGAATCCGACGACACAACGTCGAGATTGGACGTGCTCGCGACAAGCTCCACGTTCGTCTGCACAAAATCCGACCGCCATTGATACAACTGCACCAGCCGCGTCTGATACGCCGCATCGAGTGCCATACCCGTACCTCCCACATCCAGCCCCAGGCATGCGCCCGAGAGATTGAGCGCCGGCAAGTCTGCGCACACGCAATCGGCCGGCGGGCGAGAGCGGTACGTGAACGTGACGCTGCGGTCGGTCGCGGCAGCGCCCAACACCAGCGGCTTGAAGCACAGCCCGGGCAATCCCTCGCCGTCTTCGCGCGAGGTCAGCTGCACCGTCGCACTGATGCGCGCGCCGGCGGCATTCGACGCGGCTGCCGGGATCCGAAAGCGCACCGGCCCGCTTGTATACAGCTCGCCAGCCACCGCAGCCGGCAGCTCGCCCGACACCCCGCCGCGCACCGACCACAGCCCGGCCCCCTGGCCCGCATACGTCAGCGTCAGGTTCTCCGTCGGCGCCGTCGGCGCCACCTCCACCACCTCCACCACGCCGCCCGTCGCCGGCAGCGCATGCGCATCGGTGCGCAGCGGGATATCCGTCACCGCCATGCCACCGGGCGCCGTATCGCGCGCCACCAGGCCGCGCACCCGCGCCAGCGCACTGCGCGCCTCCACCTGGCTCAGAAAGTCGTAGATCGTCACCGCCGCATACACCTCGGTGCTCACGCCATCCGTCAGCGACAGCGCGTAGTCGCCCGCCACCTGCAGCAGCCGCACATCCGCAGGAATCTCGTAGGCCGTCGCCGGATCCAGCCGATAAATAAACCGGCCGCCCTCCCACGTCTTCCAGACCCGATGCACCGTCGGGAACGGCCCGAACTGCACCCGCAGCGCCGCATCCGGGATGCCCGCGTCCGTCGCCGCCGGCTGGCCCCAGTCCCACTGCGGCCCCTCCAGGCTGTCCGTTCCGGCCGCAATCGGCTCGATCGTCGCGTACTGCATCGGCGTCAGCGTCAGGTTGCGTGTCACCGACAGCGCCAGCGCGTTACCCGCCGTCCCCGCCGCCCGCGCCACCAGCGCCGCACCGTAGAACTCGAGCGCGGCCGGCAGCGGCGCCGTGCCCGCGTCCAGCAACGCAAACGTCAGCGACTCCGGCACGGCCGACACATCGAGCGCGTCGATCGACAGCACCCCATTGCCCACGCCCCGAATCACCGGCGCCGACGGCGTCAGCGCCCCGCCCGAGCCCGACACCACCTCCACATCCACCACCGTATCCGCCGCGCCCGTATAGCTCCCGCTCACCACCAGCCGGCCGCCGCCCTGGCGCGACTGCGCCGCCAGGCGCACGTCGTCGCTGGCGCGCTGTGCGCTCGCCGTCAGCGTCGCGGCCGACACGCGGTTGTCCTTGTTCGAGAGGATCCGGTTCACCGAGATCGACATTTACAGCGCCCCCTTCCGTTGCAGATCCGTGATCACCGGCCCGAGCTGGCGGGCGAAAGCCTCCAGGCTCGCCCGGTCGCCTGAGAAGATGCCCGAGCCCGGCAGATTGATGTTGAGCGTGGTTTGCTTGGCACCGAAGGTTTGCGACGGCGCCGCCGCCTGCACCCCCGCGCCAGCCGCCGAGCCGCTCGAGGTCGCCCCCGCGCCGCCCATACCCGCCGTCGACGCCGCATTCCTGCGGTTGCGCCGCTCCGCGCGGTAGATCTGATCGATCAGCCCCAGTTGCTCCTGCAGCAAATTGATTTCGCGCTGCAGCCGCTCCACCTCGCCCGCATCCTTGCGCAGCTCGGCCCGGCGCAGATCCAGCCGCGTCAGCTCGATCGTACGCAGCACCTCGGCCTGGTCGCGCGACTGCCGCGCGCTGGCGATCTGCTCCTCGGTCCCGTTCAGCTCCAGCAGCCGCAGGCGAAGCTGCTCCACGCCCTCGGCCGCGTTGCTGCTGAACTCCTGCTGCTTGACGTCCAGGCGCTCCATCTCTTCGATGTAGAGCCGTGCCGCCGCACGCGCACCGTCGATTGCCCCCGCGCTCGCGCGGAACGAGGCCGCCTGGTCGAGCGCGCTGTTGTAGACCGCCGACGCCACCCGCTTCGCCTCATCCGCATAGCGGCTCTGCGCCGTCGTCGCATCCACCAGCGACACCGTCACCGACTTCACCGCCGCGTTCTGCTCGCGCGCGGCCTCCACCATCGACTTGCCGGCATCCTTCGCCGCCTCGCCCAGCTCTCCCGCGCTGCCTGCGGCGTCCTTCAGCGCCTTGTCGGTGCCCTTCACCCCGAACGCCGCCTCGGCCATCGTCTGCACGATCACCTTGCCGGTCTTGTCGACCTCCACCGCCAAACCCAGCGCCGACGCCTGCGCCGACACCTGCGCATCCGCCACGCCTCCGTTCGCCGCCACCGCCTGCTCGGCGTAGGCGGTGAACGCGGACTGGAGCTCCGCCGCCGTCGCCTCGCCCGAGTCCCGGATCAACGCGAAAGCCTGCTTCGCATCCGCCGCCGCGCGGTCCATCTCCTTCTGCGACGTCACCCCCAGCTTGCGGAAAGCCTCTTCCACCGAGTTGATACCAGGTTGCACCTCGTCGGCCTGCTTGCCGATCTTCTCGATTGCCTCCGCAACCTGGTCAGCCGAGAGCTTTCCCTCACGCCCCAGGCGCTCGACATCCTGGCGCAGCACGGTGAGGGCCGCGGCGGAATCGCCAGCCTCCAGCGCAAAGTCGATCGCGCCGATGAGCGCA